TAGGTTCGCTGGCTCATTGCGTAAGGTCGAGAGAGGCGGCGGCGTTGGGTGTGACAGTGTGTGATCCGCCTGTCGTTAGATTGAGCGGATGTGGTGTTGCCGGAGATGGCATGGCCAGCGAGGGCGGAACGTGGCTTTGTGCCTTATTGCTGAAGATGCGGTGAGCATGGGCGTCTCCGGACGATGCCCGCTGGGCCATGGTGTAGTCAGTGCTGGCGGCAAGGCCGATCGCGTAGTTGACGGCGTTCGATGCGGTATCGCGAAATGCCGAATCTGTCGTGGCGGCTTGGGTGTGGTCGTAACTCATGGTCGCTGCGGCCGAGATGCCCATCTTGTCAGCCTGATCGTAGGCGTCGATGCCAGCGCCCATGAAGTTGAACTGCCATCCCTTGCCGGTGTACTCTGCGATGAGGTCCTTCAACCGCTGCCATGTGTACTCGGGGGCGCTCATGTTCTCCTCGCCATCGGTTTGGATGCAGACGACGACCTTGGGCTTGGTGGCCTTCTGGGCGACGGCGGTCGCAAGAGCGGCGATCGTCTTGGTGGTTGCCTCAATGAGTGGCGTCGAGCCGCGAGGCTGATAGGTCTTCCTGTCGATCGGCGGCACGTCCTGGATGGGCTTCTCGAAATGCACCTTGTTGATTTCGCATCCGGTGTTGTGGTCGAACTGGAGAAACGTGAAGGAGATGGGCGTTGTCGCCTTTTTCAGTTCCTCGATATAGCCGTTGAAGCCTTCAATGGTGGCGTCCAGGCACGAGCCCATTGACGAAGATCGGTCGAGCAGGAATGTAACCAGGGTCGGTTCGGCGGTTGTTGCGGTTGTCATCGCGTGTCCTTTTGTTGGGTCGAAGGTGGCATATTTAATGAATGGTTAATTTGCTGTCAAGTGCCATTGACCGAGCGCGTGAATGGTGCCATCTGTTGCATATGGCAATTCGACCCAAGCCCTGGCGCGTGAGGGTCATGCGCAAGATCGAGGCTTTTGTTGATGTAGAGGCCACATCTCTGGCCGAAGCCGAGACGAAGGCTTCTCACGTTCCTGGGGTAGTGCACGTCTTTCCCAAATCGGCACATCCCGTTGAGGTGAAGCTGTTCCAAGAGCATCAGGCGGTCGTGGAGGACTGAATGGAACGCAAGGACGTGGTGTCTAGCAACATCAAAAGCATCGGCTATGACGCCGGTACGCTAGAAGTTGAGTTCTCAAACGGCGGCATCTACCAGCACCACGACGTTCCACAGGAAGCCTACGACGGCCTGATGGCGGCTAAGTCGAAGGGCGGCCACTACGCCAGCACGATCCGTGGCAAGTTCAAGCATACAAAGGTCTGATACGATGGCGAGCGAGGCAGAGGTCGATGCGGCGGCGAAGGCGATCGATGGGTTAGAGATCAGCAACAATATTACGAAGTTGCCTCATAACATTGCGGTGCTTTGCGCCCGTGTTGCCCTTGAAGCGGCCGAGCGGGTGAGGACCAAGCCAGAATGTCTTGAACCAAACGAGGAATGAGGATTATCGCTAAAGTGGTTGTCTAATTGCTAAAGGGATTGATCTTCTAACGGCTTAAGCTGTCGGGTATGTTCCTACCCGATGGCCAATGTGTTCCCACTTGACCTCCGTGGCAACTACCGGAAGCCCGCGCCAGCGTCACCGTTCTCTGCGAACGGCGCCAATGATATTGTTGTCGCGCTCGGTGGTGATGAGGACAACGGGTTCGACGCTGACACCGGCACAACGCAAATCCCGTTGGCGGACGGTTCGGTAGAGGTCAGCCTTGGTCCGCCTCCGCTCAAGTCTGGCAATGCCGGTGACGCTGATAAGTTCAACGCCAATCTCGCCGAGCACCTAAGCGACGGCACGCTATCGCAGATAGCCGAAAAGCTCCTCCTCGGCATCGAGCAGGACGATCAGAGCCGATCCAAGTGGCTCGACAACCTTTCCAACGGCATTTCCCTTCTCGGCCTTGAGGTGAAGCAGCCTCGTGGTGCCGCTGCGTCCGGCGGTAACCCGCAAGAGGGAACGTCCACTGTCGATCATCCGCTGCTGCTTGAGGCTGTGTTGCGCTTCCAGGCCAACGCCCGCGGTGAGCTTCTACCGAGCGACGGGCCGGTCAAGGTGCGCAATGACGGCGAGGGCAACTCGCTCGCGGCGCAGTTGGCGACCGCGCTCGAAAAGGATCTCAACCACTACCTGACAAAGACGGCCAAGGAGTACGTTCCAGACACCGATCGCATGCTGTTGATGCTGGGCTTCTGCGGCATCAGCTTCAAGAAAGGCTACCACGATCCAGTCAAGCGCCGCCCGGTCATTGCCAGCATCGATGCCAAGGACTTGATCGTTAGCAATGCGGCGACCGATGTTGACGGTTGCGGACGTGTGACCCACCGCATCATGATGCGGCCGAGCCTGATCAAGCGCATGCAATTGGTTGGCGCGTATCGCGACATTTATCTGTCACCGATATCATCGGTGCCAGTGATGGCCAATGCGGTCGATAACAAGATCAATCAGGTTCAGGGCATCGCGCCGGCTAACTACATCGAACCCGATGATCAGGAGCGCGAGTTCTACGAGTGCTACTGCGAGATCGAGATTCCCGGATTCGAACATGAGCTTGATGGCGAGGAAACGGGATTGCCTCTCCCGTACAAGGTCGTGATCGACAAGGAGTCGCGTCAGATACTCGAAATTCGCCGCAACTGGGATGAGGATGATGAGTTCTGTATGCCCTTGAACAGGATCGTGGCGTACATCTTCATCCCTGGATTTGGCTTCTACGGTATCGGCCTTCTCAACATTCTCGGTAATGCGACGAAGGCGGTCACGGCATCGTGGCGTTTGATGATCGACGCCGGCATGTTCGCCAACTTTCCAGGCTTTCTGTACCTCAAAGCGTTCGCGAAGCAGTTGACGAACCAATTCCGCGTTGCGCCCGGTTCCGGTGTTGCCGTTGATACGACTGGCAATGACATCCGCACCGCGGTCATGCCTCTGCCGTACAAAGACCCTTCCGCGGTTTTCATCCAGCTAATCGAGAATATCGCACAAACGGCGCAGCGCGTTGGGGGTACCGCAGAGCTTCAGGTCGGCGAAGGCAAGCAGGATGCGCCTGTGGGCACTACGCTGGCGATGATCGAGCAAGCTACTAAGCTCATGTCGGCCGTGCACAAGCGCTTGCATCACAGCCAGGGCGTCGAGTTCGGGATGCTCAAAGAGCTTCTGATGGAAGATCCTGCGGCTCTGTGGCGCCACAACAAGAAGAGCAAGGTGCTCAAGGCACTGATGCAGCAGACAGGCCAGCAACAGGTTGCCGAGCAACAGGAACAGGCCGAGGAACGGCACCGTTCTTTGTTCATCGCGGCACTGAATGACTGTGAATTGGTGCCGCGCGCCGATCCGAATACGTCGAGCCAGACCGAGCGCTATCTGAAGGTCGTGGCTATGCGCCAGATGGCGCAGACTAACCCGCAGATCGATATGAACAAGGTCGATCAGTTCGCGTTCCAAGTGATGGGAATCGACGACGGCGATCAGTTCTTCCGTCCGCCGCCTGCGCCGGGATCGCAGCCGCCGAGCCCCGAGGAAATGACGGCCCAGGCGACGATGCTTGCGGCCCAGGCGCGCATCCAGGAAGCCCAGACGAAGGCAGCCGACGCGCAGGCCCAGGCGCAGGCTAGCCAGCAAGAATTGGCATCGAAAGAGCGCATTGCGCAGCTTGGCGTTTCACGCGAACTCGTCATTCACCAGTCCGACCAGGATCGCGCCAGCCGCGAGATGGCGTTCAACAATCAGCAAAAGTCTGTGGATCGGTTGCACAAGTTGGCGCTTGCCACGCAGCAAAGCCGCGCCACCGCGGCGGAAGGTGTTGCAGATCGGCGGTTCCAATTGGTAAACGAAGGCTTGCGTCGTCAACACGAGATGGCACAAGATAGTGTGGCCAAACAGCACGAGCACGTTCAGGGTGGCTTAGATCGTCAGCACGAAGCGCTACAGAGCGATGCGCAGCGCCGGCATGATGCTGTGCAAGCCGAAATGCAGCGCCGGCACGATCTTGCGATGCAGCCGAAAGAGGGAGTAGCGCCGTGACCTATCCAGTTCCCGAGGCGAGCTACAAGCACACGCCGAAGTTCATCGATCGGATGAAAGAGGCCGAAGCAAAAGAGCATCGGCCGTACCAGCAGGAATCACCGGTCCCTGAGACTGACTTTGCCACGAGGACTCCAGAAGACGTGGCGCCGTTGCCCGTAAGGAGAGAATGATGGCCCACCCGCATAAAAAGGACGCCGATGCTGGCGCTTCCGCCAAGCTTCACCGCCTCACGCGCAACTATGGCGCAGCGTCGAAGGACAATGTGCCAGCCGAAAGCAATCGGCTCAAAATGAACGGGCCGGAGGGCGATGTCGGCTTTGGTGCCGACGTGAGTAATCCGCGCGTTCGCAATGATCGCATTGCACGTCGTCCGATGAAGTCGAATCCTCCGAAGCATCGTGACGGTGGCTCTGTGCTCGCCAGGGCCAAGGGTGGCCGTGCCGGCAAAGGCAAGGGCCATACCCACGTCAACGTCATTGTAGCTCCACAGGCGGGTGGTGGCGGGGGTGGTCCGCCGCCCATGCCGCCGGCCGGTGGGCCGCCGATGCCGCCTCCGCGGCCTCCTATGGGCGCTGGCGCGCCTCCTGGTATGCCGCCCGGCATGCCTCCAGGCATGCCACCGCCCGGCATGGTGCATCCTGGGATGGCCGGTGCAATGCCGCCTCCTGGCCTGCCTCCAGGTGCAATGCCGCCACCCGGCGGAATGCCGCCCGGTTTGCCGGTGCGCAAGCGCGGCGGCCGCGTTCATGGTGACGTCAAAGAGGATCGCGGCTTGATCAAGAAGGTGCTCAAAGAGGAAGGCTTGAAACCGGCCGATCATGCCCACCATCGCGCGAATGGTGGCGTTCTCCCTGGTGGGAAACACCAGCATTTCGGCGGCCACAGCGGCATGGGCCGCCTGGAGAAGATGGGCAAGAAGGCGCCGCCGCTTCAGAAGCCGGAAGCTGTCGGCACCATATGATCGACTCGTTCCATATCGCGCTGCATCGAATGATCAGCGAGGAGATCGCCAGCCGCATGACCAACCTTGCTGCTGGCGGAATGGACGATTTCGCGAAGTATCGTGAAGAGGTTGGGCGGATTGCTGGGCTCAATGTGGCCCTATCAATGTGCCAGCAGATCGAGGAAACGCGTTACGGTAGTCCGAAAGATGGAGAAGAATAGTGCCGCATGTTACGCCAGATGACATCCGTCCTTATCTCGACAAAGCGAAGGCTATGGCAGAGAACGGGGACTCGAAGGAGCAGATACAGAATCTGCTTTTGCCTGGGCTGTGTGGTTTGATTTCTCGCCACGTTGATGCAACTCGCATTGAAAGCGGGTTTATTTATCCAGATTGTAAGGAAAGACTCTAATGCCGTTTATGTTGATGGAACACGAGAACGATCCTCGTCAGGCGATTTACAAAAAGATCGGGATGAAGAAGCTGGGGGAACTTCCTGGTTTCAAGCTCTTGCGAAACGACGTATTGCTCGGTGTGTACGAGCGGCCGGAGAAGACGAAGAGCGGGATCGTGCTGCCAGATGTCACGCGCAAGGAAGACGAACATCAAGGAAAGGCGGCCCTCGTTCTAGCGCTTGGCCCAACGGCTTTTGTGTCGGATGACCATGTCATTTTTCATGCTGAGCAGCATGTCGAGCCCGGCGACTGGGTGTCGATCTGGGTCAGTGATGGCCGCAAGGTCACCATCAACGGACAACTGTGCCGTATCATTCGTGACCAAGATGTTGTCATGAAGATTCCGGCGCCGGATGTGGTGTTCTGATGGATCAGATATTTGCATCTTTGGCTGATTTGAAGCGTGAGCTTGATGCGCTTCCCGATCAGCAAATGGGCAACCCAACGGCTGTCAGTGACACAGGCGAGCCTTATGTAGAGTTCCGTGCCTACGGCATTGCACGCCCTGGTGACGAAAAGATCGTAGAGAGGTATGTTGCAAAATTGATGTCGTCGCAATTGCATTCATATTTTCTATCGAGGATCGGCAGGATTTACTGGAGAACGCCGTTCGAGTTCGAAACACGGCCTTATGAAGAGGTCTTGCGAATAGACGACGACGGTGAGGACGTTGATTTCGTCACTGATCAGAAGTGTGTCAAGGACAAGAACTGGCTGCTGGTGACAGCCTACTGTAGGCTCGTAAAAGCGAAAAATAAGGTTGCCGCTTAGGAGATAGCCATATGGCAGACAACGAAACCGTTGAGATTGAAGACGACGCCGAGATTGTTATCGACGTGCCAGGAGATGGCGTCGGCGAGCAACCGGGTGACAAAGGCGAAGCCGCAGCGGCGCTTGCCGACAGACAGGAAGAGGCGGCAGATGCGCTCAAAGGTGAAGCCAGCGAAGCTCTCGCACAAGCGATCCGAACTGCGGAAGAAGCTAAGCGAGCTGCTGAAGCTACAGCGGCATCTGAGCGCGCTCGGCGTGAGGATGCCGAGAGGCGAGCCGCGCAGCGCGAGGCCGAAGCGCAAGCGGCGGTAGAGCGGGCCGAGACCAGCGAGATAGCCGTCATCACGCATGGCATTGAGACCGCGACGCGAGAAGTTGCGATGTATGGTGCGGTCTTTCAGAAAGCGATGGAAGACGGCGAGTTTGCCAAGGCAACAGAGGCACAGGTTGCGCTCGGCAAGGCCACGTCCAAGCTTGACAGGCTGGAAGCGCAGAAGGCCGATTATGAGTCGGGCAAGACGAAGCGGGTTGCGTCAGCAAGGGATGCCGGCGGCCAAGTCGAATCCACGGCGCCGTCACGCCAGAACGTGGTCGAGGCGTATCTGTCCGGCTATGATTTACAGGCGCAGAACTGGCTGCGTGCTCACCCGGAGTGCCTACCGCCGCGCGTTCGGACGCCAGATGGTGCAGTCCTCGAACTCGGCGGCGACCAGAAGAAGCACAACATGATGATGGCCGGTCATCACGATGCGTTGGCCAAGGGCTATGCGCTCAACTCTGAAGACTATTTCCGCACGATCGAGGAACACACCGGTCACCGCAAGGCGGCTGAAGCTACAGCCTCAACAAACAACAAAGGAGGCGTTGTGCCTGAAAGCAGAGCGGCGCGAACGCGTCCTGCGTCGCCATCAGCTCCTGTCAGTCGCAGTGACACGCCGGGCGAAACACCGAGGTCGCCAACGCGCGTCACGCTGAACAGGGATCAGCAAGAGGCCGCGCGCATCAGTTACCCGCACAAGACGACGAAGGAAGCCTACGCCCTCTACGCCAAGGAACTGATCGAGGCGCAGAAGGAAGGCAAGATCGGCAGGCTGACGCATTGATGGTGAAGTCAAATGGCAGAAGAGTTTTTCAACGCAGAAGTTGATGCTTACTGGCTTGGCAAGATACTTCAGTGTGGCGATGCCGATGAAACAGAGTTGCTTGACGGTTCTGTTGAAGTGGCCATTCTTGTTCGTGTTCGCCTCAACAGAGATCAACAAGAGGCGGCCTTGATAACATATCCAGGGGTTGCTCCTGAAAAATCTCGTGCAGCCTACGCAAGAAATATCATTGAAACGCATATGGAAAGGCCAATATCTTGAACCAATCCCAACCACCCAAGCGTCCACAGGGAGCGCCGCCAGCGACGCCGCTCGCGCCAAGTCGCGGCACACAACACGTCCCCGAGCACAAAGCCACAGGTCCAGAGCCCCAGCACGATCCTGTGCACGCGCACGTCCAGCGTATCAGGCGCCGCCGCGGTGGTGCTGGCCAGGACAATCCGTTCGAGCTTCCGATGGATCAAATCCCGGAAGGATCGAGCTACGAGTGGAAGCGCTGGAGCAACGTCGGCGCGCAGGACCCGTTCTACATCGCATCGATGCGCGATCAGGGCTGGGAGCCGGTTGATCCCAAGCGCCATCCCAATTGGGTGCCTCCAGGCTACAACGATCCGTATATCCTCAAGGGCGGCATGATTCTCATGGAACGGCCGATGGAATTGACGGAGGAAGCGCAGCGCGAAGCGCGGCAGGCTGCTCAAGCGCAGATATCTTTCCAGGAACAGCGTCTCGGCATCACTCCCAAAGACACTCTCAGCCGTGATCTCGTGAAGCCGAAGATCGTGAAAGAGATCGGCCGGATGGTCGTTGAGGACTGAGCCATGCATATCGTTGCTGTTCCACAGTGCAGAGACGACAAGAGAGTCCGCGTGCTAGGGCTAAGTTCCTCTGAGGTTGAGGTTGTCAAATGCTTGTTTTTTCACGGCCCGACGTGGGATGGCAACGTGCCAAGCAAAATGGGCAGAGACAATCTTTGCAAACGCGGCCTCGCGCATCATGAGTTTGGGTTTGCTTGGCTGACAAGGGACGGCGTTGAAATAGCTATCAATGTCTTGGGATTTGATCGTCTTAAAGAGCGGTGGGAACGATCAAATCGTCCTCCATATCTTGGTTTCCGGTGAGGATTCCATGTCCCGCAAGAAGCCTGAACCAAAGCGCCTAAAGCATCCAGTCACCACATGGTTGACGGATGGTGACTACGAATCGCTGAAGCACGTTGCGCAGTGCCACGGCGTAGCCGCGTCGTCATACATGCGTGCCGTGATCATTGATGCCCTGGCTGATGAAAAGCCGATGCGTGATCAGCCGGCATTGATGGCGAGAGCATGAGCGTTAGTATCAACGCTGCCGCCAATGTGACGTAAATTATAAAAAGTCCAAGAAAGATGTAGCCTCTTACGCTTGCTAAAGTAGTCATCAGCTTCTCCTATTGGTACTGAGAAAATCATCCTGTAGTATACCACCGTTCCTGGCGCACCACGAGATGCGTCAGAGGGGTTGACCGCGCTGGTTACCCGGATGCCAAGGCTCGCCGCGTCGGGCTCATAAAGCTTCCATCCCAAACCACAGGCTGACTCTGTTTGGTGTCGCGCGTGCGCGAACCGAGCTGCTGAGGTCAACGATGGCGAACACTGCTGGTTTCTTCGGATTTCGCAGGTGGGGTGTGGCCTCTGGGCCGCCTAACTTTGCGTTCAACTCCAATCCCCCGTACCGCATTGCGGCAGGCTACAGCACGGCGATCTTCTTCGGCGACGCTGTTCGCATGAACTATGTCGGTCCTACCGGGTTTGTTGAGACGTGGGTGGTCGGTGATGGGGCTGGCTCTGCGACAAGGATACTGGCTGGCATCTTTGTCGGCTGTCAGTATTTCTCGACTGGTCAGCAAAAGACGGTCTGGAATCGTTACTGGCCTGGGAGCGATGCGACCGGCGATGTGACGGCCTACGTCATTGACGATCCCGAGGCACAGTTCGTCGTTCAAGCCAACTCCGGTCCGATCAACTATACGAACATCGGTCAGAACGTAGATATTGTGGCAACGCCGGTCGGAAACACGACGACGGGCATTTCCGGTATGTCTATTGGGACGCCGACCACAACGGCTACCTTGCCGTTCAAGGTCATGAACCTCGTGACTACCCCACCTACTGCCAACGGCTCTGACATCACGACCGCAAACAACTACGTGATCGTGTCCTTCAACAACTTGCTCGGCAAGGTAGTGGCGGGAGTCTGATCCATGGCTATCAATGTCGCCGCAATCCGCGATCTTCTCCTTCCAGGCCTTCGTGGCGTGGTCGGAGAGTACAAGCAATGGCCTGCCATCTGGCCAAAGCTTTTCGACCAGGGCAAGTCGGAACTCAGCCAAGAGCGCACCGCATCGATGCGCTTCCTGCCGCTCGCACAGCTCAAAACTGATGGTGGTCAGACGGCGTTCGACAACAACGCTGGCGAGGCGTTCGTCTACAACCAGCTTCACACCGGCATCGGCCTAGGTTACGCGATCACCCGCAACACGATCAGCGACAACCTCTATAAGGCACAATTCCGGCCGTCGAATCTCGGTTTGCAGCGCTCGTTTGCGCAGACGAAGGAGATCTACGCCGCCGCCGTCTTCAACAACGCGACCACATACGACACCACGGTCGGTGGCGATGGTGTGTCCCTGTTGAATACCGCGCACCCGCTGCCAGCCGGCGGGTCTGGTCCTGCGACCTGGGCAAACACGCCAACGACTCAAGTGGACCTCAACGAGACCACCTTGCTCAATGGCATGATCGCCATCCAGACGGGCCTCTACGACAACGCCGGCCTCCGTATGATGGCCACGGGTAAAGTGCTCGTCATCCATCCCAATAACGAGCCCGTTGCGATCCGTCTCATCCGTGCCGAGCTTCGCCCTGGAACTGCGGACAACGATCCGAACGTCATCCCGTCTGTTGCTGGCGGCATCAGCGAGTACGTGAAGAACGTCTTCTTCACCTCGCCCTTCCCCTGGTACATCAAGACGGACCAGCCGGGCTTGCTATATCTGGAGCGCGAGCCGTTCGAGATTGATATGCAAGTGGATTTCACAACGGACAATCTCCTGGTCAAGGGATGGGAAAGATATTCATATAATTATAACGATCCCAGGTCAATTTGGGGCAGTACTCCAACGTCCTGATAAATCAGGGGATTTTGAGATAACTCTAAACGGTAGAGGACACAACAACTGAAGTTGGTTTGCAACGAGCAGAAAGAATATCTGTCACAGCCAATTATTCGGTTGACGTGCTTGTAACCAAATGCTAACTGCTGTAGCCATCGATATGAGAAAGGATGTTGAGATGGCTCGACAGCAATCGGCTTTGACGCATGCGCGTGTGCTGGAGATGTTTGAGTACGATGCTGCGACTGGCAATCTGCTTTGGAAGAATTCGACTACGAACCGCATCAGGGTTGGTGAGGTGGCGGTAACGGTAGCCTCGAATGGGCGCCGTTATGTTGGTGTCGATGGCGAGACACAGATGGTGCACCGTCTTGTGTGGTTCTGGCACAAGGGGGTATGGCCGCAGTTCAATTTGGCGCCCGTTGACGGCGACTATTTGAACACTCGGATCGAGAATTTGGTTGAGCAAACGCCGCGTGAGACAGCCAAGAAGGGTGGTTTGCGGTCCAACAACAAGACTGGCATAAAGGGCGTCACATGGGATGCCGAGAAGCGTGAATATGCCGTCTATGGTTACCTCAACGGCAAAAGCATCTTTCATAGCCGCCACAAGACGTTGGAAGCTGCCGCCGAGGCCGCCAAAGAGGCTGAAAAAGGGATCATTCCTGACACCACAATGCGTCGTCAGAGACACGCGGCAAAGATTGCTCAAAAGCAACTTTGGGCGAAAATGATCAAGTGGTCGAGAGGATTCCATCGGTGGGAAAGCGTGGAACAGTTCATTGCTGATATAGGCGAGCAGCCTCATGCAATGGCGAGGCTTATTCCGGCCGATCGTAACAAGTCGATGGGGCCTGGAAACTTTGCGTGGGCGGAAAGCCATCAGAGATCAAAGGATGCGGAATTTCAGCAAAAGAAACGTTACGAAAATCGAGAGTGGTACCGCGACGGCCATCTGATGCGAAAGTATCACATTAGACACGCTGATTACGTTGCCAAACTTATTGAGCAAAAAGGTGTTTGCGCGATCTGCTCTCAACCAGAGACGGCGACAGATGGCCGAAGTGGGCGCATCAAAGAGTACCACGTAGACCATGATCATGAAACTGGTAAGGTCCGTGGGTTGCTTTGTACGGCTTGCAATACGGCCATTGGCCACATGCAAGAAGATGTCGAGCGTTTGAAGGCGGCAATTCGATATATCGAAAAGTGGAAGCCATCCGCTGTTGATCCGACAAACGTTGTCCAGTTCAACGCGCCACTAGGGTTTGGAGCCTGACCGATGAGCGCAACCATCAATTCCGGCCCGTTCGTCAGTGCTGGGCAACTTATGGTGCCGTTCACCTCTGGCACCAATACTCCGATCCCTGTTGGATCCTCTGAGTTCAACACCGATGCGGGGCCGAGTCTGAGCTATCAGGGTGATGGCATCCTTGATTGCCGCTATTATGTCCAAAAGGACTACGGTGCCGGCCGCCAAGGGATCGTCTACGCGCACCTCAACAGTCCGTACATCCTGTCGTGCGATGCGGTGCCGGCTGCGAGTGCGGCGACGCCTGTGAACATCGCAGCAGCCGCCGCCATTGTGAGCGGCACGCCGATGACGCTGGCTGCGGCCTCGGCTGGCATTTCGACGGCCGTGCCGTTCTATCCATTCAAGTCGAACACGCTGGCGACGGCGAACATTGCGCTTGACTTCGGGTTCATGGCGGCAGCCACCAATGCGGCCAATGACACGTTCAGCATCAACGGCACCGTCACCGCGACAGCATCGAGCTTACTGGCGGCCTCGAACTTCTATCCTGGTCAGTGGTTGGTGTTGCCGAACGCTATCGCGAGCGGTGCGAGCGCATTGATCTGCTACGTCGTGTCGGTGAGTGGCACGACCATCACGTTGTCTGCGGCGCCGACTCAGACGACTAGCACGCAGATGGTCGGAACGGCCAACATTCCGAACAACTCGTGGCTAGGGAATCCAACACCCGCTGGTGCGTTCCCGTATCTTGCCGGCGGCCTCGGCGGGTTCCTTGATCCGAAGCAGTCGATTGCTCGTGGTGTCGGCATCGTGTCTACTTCTGGCGGCACGGCTACCCTACAAATTCAAGGGTACGACATTTACTTTCAACCGCAGACGGAAAACATCACCGCAAACGGCGCGACAGTTGTGTATGGTAACAAGACTTGGAAATTCATCCAGGCAGTTGTTCCGCAGGCGACCGACGCCGGCCATACCTACTCTGTCGGCACGTCGGACTTGTTCGGCTTCGTCGTCCGCACCGATAGGTGGGAGTACACGAACGAATTTTGGAACGGCTCGTTTATTACCGCGGCAGGACCTGCAACGACTGGCACATGGACCGCAGGCGATCAGACGAATCCAGCCACCACGACGACGAAGGATGTGCGTGGCACGTTCCAACCGAGCGCTCGTGGCCCATCGGCGACTCCGACCGGTCAGGTTGCCAATGGCACGGCGCGGTTGGGTCTCTTCACGTCGATCCCGCTCTACAACCTGACCTCGGCAACGCCGTTCAATCCGGCGCCGATTTATGGTGTAGTCCCAGTGTAGCGATAACCTGATCGCGCGCAGGGTAATACGCGCGGCCGAGCCCACGGAACCGGGTGGAGTAGCGAAATGTCAAGGCTACGTCATAGTGTCAAGCACCGGATGGCCGGTGGCCTTACCTCCAAGCCGCAATGGAATGCGGGCGGGTCGCAGAACGCGGCCAAGGAGGCTGAGGAGAAGAAGAAGGGTGGGCGCGTCCACGGTGAGGGCGAACACGCCAAGCATCGCCATGATCGTCCCAAGCGCGAGCGCGGCGGTGTTGTGCAGCGTGCCAAGGGCGGCGTTGTCGGCCATGCCGGGTCGCATCCCTACGGCAAGCACCACGACGGGGGCACCCACGCCGATGGTGTCCATGTCGATGGAACCGGTGGCAAGGCCAGTCACAAGATGACCAAGCGCGCTCACGGCGGCGTGATCCACCACAAGCACCACCATGCCAAGCACTCCGAGCACCCGCACCACGATCTTCACCCGCACAACTACAAGAGGGGTGGGGCGGTGCATGACGGGATCGAGCATCCCGATGGCGATGTGCATCACGAGTCGTCTCATCGGGCTCACAGAGCCCGTGGCGGGCGTCTCCGTGGCGAGGGCGTTGGTGCCGAGCGCACGCCGCTCACTGGTGCATCCAAGATCAAGGAGGTTGTTCCTGGCGAGCTTCCACCGCACGGAATCAGGAGCGACTGAGGTGCGGTATGGCCAAAATTACGGCCGCCAAAAGGCATTCACTGCCGCGTAGTGACTTTGTGTTTCCCGGGCGCGAAGGCTATCCAATCGATACGCCTAATCGCGCTCGCAACGCCCTTTCGCGAGGGGCTGGTAACGCCTCGCCGGCTGAACTGGCCAAGATCAAAGCCAAGGTGCGCCGCCGCTATCCGAGCATCCACGTAGAGGGTGCGCCGTCCAAGCACCGGGCGGATCGCCCGGCCCGTAGGGGGTGACAAGTGCGGACGGTGTTTACCAAGAGCCTAAGCGCAGCGTCGGCCAACTCAATAGCGACAAGCCAAAGCGGCACGATCGGCACGGCGTTGACGCTGAACGGCTCCGCTGTGACGGCGGGCGTGGCTACGATCGACACGGCATCGGCCACTAACAGCGCCATTGGCCGGCGTGTTCTGATTACGACAACCAGCGCCGATGCCACAAATGGTGTCGTTTGGGTGGTTGTTGGCACCAATGCCTCTGGTGCAACGATCACCGACAGTTTCAACGGTGTCAACGCTGGCACGGTTAACTCTAACCTGGATTTCGTCACTGTTACGAGCATCACGCCGACTGCTGGCTCGTCAGGAACGACGGCGACGCAGGCTGGCACGAGTGCCAATGGTTCAAGCTCGTGGCTGTCTCTGAACTGGCGCGGCTTTTCGCCGATGAACATCGGCATTGCCGTCGAGCTTGTTTCGGGAACCGCAACCTACTCGATTGAGTACACCTACGACGATCCAAACCTATTGCAGGCAGGCACGGCGTTTCCTTTACCGTTCACATCGCTTGTTACAGCGGCACTCGTCGCCGCTTCGTCAACCAAGGATGGCAACCTTCTGTCCCCGGCCGTCGCCATTAGGCTGACGATCAGCGCCGGGACCGGCGTTTTGCGGTGTCGTATTGTTGAGGCCGGTACGGGATGATAGAGTCCCGTCATGACGACCTCGGGTACATATGGGTTTAATCCATCGATCGGCAGTCTCGCGCTTGCTGCGTACCGACGCATCGGTATTGCGCGTGCTTCCATGTCTGCCGAGCACATGGAAGACGTTTACAACGAGACGAATTTGCTTCAATCTGCATGGGGTGCTGACGGCATCACGTTCTGGACAGTTATCCAGGTCAGTCAGCCTTTAACCCAAGGACAGGCCACTTGGTTCGTTCCGACGAATGCGATCACGGTGCTTGATGTTTATATCAACAACGGCTCGTCGAATCGGCTGTTGTTTCCATTTAGTCGAACCGATTACGCAAGCCTTGCGGTTCCGACGCAACAGGGTTTTCCAACGTCATTCTGGCACGACCGTACCATCCAATCGACGCTGACGCTGTGGCCTGTACCTGATGGCAATGCCACATACACAATGAACTACTACATCTACACCCAACTTCAGGACGCGAATCTTCCCCAGGGTGGTAATGCCAACGTGCCGTATTTTTGGCTCGACGCCTATGTGGCAGAACTGGCACACCGGCTCTCGCGCATTCATGCTCCTGCGCTTGAGGCTGCGAGGAAGGTGGATCGCGATGAGGCGTATAACCGTGCCAGCAAGCAGGCTGAAATCGTGCCACTTTTTGTTACGCCGGGGCTCGCTGGCTATTTTAGGTCTTAATTCCTATGTTAGTGGCATTGATCTTCATCTGTAATCCAGGCGTTGTGGAAGAATGCGACGCCAACAATGCCATATGGTGGATGCAGGCGCCCGGCCTGTATAAGACGAACGAAGAGTGTCACAGTGGTGCTATCGGTTATCTTCAAAGCATCAATGTGCGTGGCTTTCTGGAACCGAACAAGAGCTACCAGATCACGGTTAGCTGCCGCGAGGACAGGATATGAAGGAACCGGAAGCAACATGGATCAAGCGAGCGGACGCCCAGCGCGAAGCTATCGATGCCAGTGAGGTGGCCTTTTTTGAAGAATTGAGGCGACGCCAAGAACCTCTCGGCAAGCAGTTCGAGGCTGTGTTGTTTGATAACCTTTGGGAGCTTTACAGCAGATGAGCGAAGTCAAGCTTACGGTCGATGAGAGCAAGATCGAGGTTGTTCGCAGCGAGTGGTTGCCGATTGAGACGGCGCCTAGCGACGGATCTGAAGTGTGGATTAGCGACGGCGATACGGTTTGGCTTGGCACAGCTCACAAGGATGGATCGCTGCGGCTTCCATCTCGCAGCAAGTGCAAATTCTGGATGCCTGCAAACAAGCCTGCGCCACCAAATGTCTAACATCGCTGCGTATATGCAGACTGGGATGCTCAATTGGGCTCTCCTCACAGGAAGCCCAAGACGGCCACTATCAGTGACGTGCGGTCTGACTACTGACGTTCCAACGAACACGACGGGGACAGAGGTTGTTGACTCTGGTTACGCTCGTGGCGTTCCTGCATTTTCGGCAGCAACGTTATCTGGTGGTCTTGGAAAGTCAGTGAGCACAGGATCGATGACGTTTGGCCCGTTCAATTCCGGTCACGCGATTCGCGGCATTCTTCTGTTTGACGATCAGAGCAATGTATTATTTTTTGCAACGTTGACGATAACGGTAAATCCTGGGGATTCGATAGCCATGTCTCCGGGGGTTTTGACGGCAACGCTGGTGTGAGTTGCTAAAGGGCTTGTTTCCGTGTTGGTTGTTTAGTCGCTTATCTCTGGCTATGATTGGGGAGTCTTAGCGGAGTCCAGCACATGGCGAACTATTCGGCACCGTTGCTCTATAACGCTGTCACGACGACGTTCAAATCGTCCGGAGTTCTTTGGGCTGGCGCGACGGCCCGGCGGCTTATGCTTTATGAAGTGGAGTTCGGGCAGGCAGGTACACTCTCGTCCACGGATTGCCAGAATCAATGGGACTTGTCCCGCATTGGCAATACCGTCACGTTGGTGGGAACGACTGTCGTCACGAACCTGCTTGATCCGGCGGACGGCGCGTCGAACGCGCTCTTCATGAACGCCGTCTCGACAGAGCCATGCTACACTACGGCTGGCAACGGGTTGAACCTCAAATCGTGGTCGATCAACCAGCGTGGATCGTACCGATTCAGGTGCCTGGACGACGGTGACAACATCATCGTGCCGGCGACGGCTGGATTTGGTCTTGGTGTGCGGACTCTTTCAATTTCGGGCGGGTTCGCCGCTTCGGCTGTCGGCAGCATATCGTTTATTGAGAGATAACAAGGCGAAGGCCTGAGACCGTTGACGCGGTTCAGGCCTTCTGAACATCAACCTGATGGGGCAGATCGATGTCTACCGAGATTATTACTCGTGCCGAAGCTCGCGCGAAAGGCCTTAAGTTTTATTTTACTGGAAAGCCGTGCCCGTATGGCCACGTTGAGACGCGAAAGACGATAGATCGTGGCTGTATGGCATGTCGCAGCCGCATCGACAAGAAGAGCTACTACAAGCATCAAGATAAGCGCATTGCCAAGAGCGCAAATTGGAACGCCAATCATCCCGAAAGACGCGCCGAAATTCAGCACGAGAACATTGAAAGTGGTCGCGCTGCCAAGGCCACTAGGAAATGGACAGCATCTCATCGCGATGAGGTTAATGCTTATCGCAGAAGAATAACGGCGGCGAATCCTGGTTTTAGAATACGCATCAATCTTTCCAGTCGCCTATTCCGGGCGGTTAGATATCAAGTCGGCACCAAATCAGCCAGGACGCTTGATCGGATGCACGGTGGCCGAATTGAAGGTCCATTTGGAACGGCAATTCGCGCCGGGCATGTCATGGGAAAATTACGGATACGGCGACGACAAATGGCACGTTGATCACAAGATTCCTTGTGCTAGTTTTGACCTAACTGATCCTGAGCAACAGCGGCAGTGCTTTCACTTCACCAACTTGCAACCTCTTTGGCAGCCTGATAACTTTCGTAAGAACAAGAGGGCGTAATGGCCAGCTTCCCAGATAGAATAGCTCATGGCCCGCGGCTGAAGGCTGGGAGTGTCGGTGAATACTACGAAGGTCCGCTATTCACCGGCAAGTGCATGACCGTGTATGCATCTACATGTTTTCACTGCGGCCACATCTCGGAATGGCGCAACAAGAGGGATATGGTTGTAGATGTTTGCCGTGGATGTATGCGTTTGGTGTGTGAGCGTTGTGCTGGAGGCCCCTGTGTGCCACAAGAAGCGGAGTGCGAGCGCATTGAGCGTGAGGCGCTGAAGCGGAAGATCGAGATTGATGGTTGGGGGTGCTACTGATGCGCTGCGACGCCTGCAAGAGTTGGACTACGTCGCAAGTCACGAGCTATGCCGATGGCTCGGAGATAACGAACTGGTTCTGCGATCCAGGCAAGGGCAAGTGCGACGTGCTCAGTTTGGAGACGCCACTTGACTTCGGGTGCGTTAAGTTCGTCGCCGGCAGTGATCACATCGTCCGCAAGTGGAAGAACGGTTCTCCGTGGCAGCACTGGGAGGCTGTGGATTGCCCAGACTGTCGCGGCATCGGCAGCACCGCGGTTCTGGACACCACCTCTGGCTTACCCCGTATGGTGGGCGGCACATGCAGTCGATGCGTCGGGATGGGCAAAGTCCAGAAGCATGACGATGGCTATATCAGTGACAATCATACGAAGATTCATCCCAAGGAACGGGAGTTGAAGAAGTCTGGTCCTCTCAAGTGCCAGCACTGCGACCGCGAGGTGGATATCCAGTGGATCATTTGTCCGTACTGCGCGCGGCGTCCCAACGAGAGGATGGAGGAGCCAGAGATGGTGGACGCTGTGTTGGGCAATGCCGGAGGACTAGTTCAAA